TCTGGCTTGGGCATTGCCTACGGCGAGGACTCCTGCCGAAAGGTGGTGGACAAATGACCGAGGACATCCTTGAGAGATTGTTCTATGGTGAGGTTAGCCCCTATGATGATTCCGTTGAGGACATCGAAACCTTCCGTGATCTAAACAGCAAAATGGTTGAAGTTTGGTCGAGGATCGATGCGCAGGCATCGCCGGAACTGAAGGGACTTTTAGACCTATACAAAGTGCATCGTGCGGATATGGATATGCTGGTGCAACTGGATCGGTTCAAGGTAGGTTTCCGGCTGGCTACTCAGCTTTTGACTGCAGCAATCGGTAAGTGTAAATTGCCCGAATAAGTACATATTTTACCCAGTTTTGAGGGTAAAACATTGTGTATATTATGACGCAGATATAACTTGCTATTTCCTCCAAGTAGAGCGAATATGTGACACACACAAAGGAAAACACACATATTTTTGGAGGGTCAATTATGAACGCAAAGGTTGAAAAGCAAATCGCGGAAATGAAAAAGCAGACCATCGGAGTCGAGGTTGAGATGAACAACATCACCCGGCAGAGAGCTTCCCAGGTTGCAGCCGCCCACTTCGGCACTGAACGCTACGAATACACCGCCGGACGCAACGGCTACGCCACTTGGAGCGCTTGGGACAGCCAAGGCAGAGAGTGGAAATTCCAAAAGGATGTGAGCATTGCCGGTCCGGACGACGAAAAGTGCGAACTGGTGACCCCGATCCTCACCTACAACGATATGGAGACTTTGCAGGAGCTTCTCCGGAAGCTTCGCAAAGCCGGGGCCAAGAGCGATTCCACAAGGGGCTGCGGAGTCCACATCCACATTGGAGCCAAGGGTCACACCCCCCAAACTCTCCGCAACCTGGTCAACATTATGGCAAGCCACGAAAGCCTCATCACCAACGCCCTCAACTTGAGCAGAAGCCGGATTGCTCGGTACTGCCGGACGGTTGATCCCGTTTTCCTGGATCAGGTCAACAAAAAGAAGCCCAGCACAATGGCAAAGCTTGCCGACATTTGGTACACAAGCCACAACGCCTCCTACGGCAGAAGCCAACACTACAACGACAGCCGATACCATATGCTCAACCTCCACGCCACCTTCACCAAGGGAACGGTTGAGTTCCGGCTTTTCCAATTCGACGCTCCTACCGCCGACCGCAAGGGCGGACTCCACGCAGGGCAGCTCAAGAGCTACATTCAGCTTTGCTTGGCACTCAGCCAAATGGCAAAGGAGGTCCGCACCGCAAGTCCCAAGCCTCAGCAGAACGAGAACCCCAAATACGCAATGCGGACTTGGCTTCTCCGCCTGGGCTTTATTGGCGACGAGTTCAAAACCGCACGGGAACTGCTGACCAAGCGTTTGGCCGGCGATGCCGCCTTCCGGACAAGCCGCCCCGCTTGACGGAAGTACCGGACCACTTGACCGCTTCGGCGGTCTTAAGGTGGTAGAAGGGCATTCCTTTCAGAACAAATTACGGAGGATCGAATGATGGAAAAAAGATACTATGTAGCATACGGCAGCAACTTGAATGTCCGGCAGATGCGGTTGCGTTGCCCTCACGCACGGATCATTGGCACAGCGGTTATTCCCGACTACCGGCTGATGTTCAAGGGAAGCAAGACCGGCTCCTACCTCACCATTGAGCCGGAGGAAGGCTGCGAGGTGCCGGTTGGCGTTTGGGAGGTTACCCCGGCAGACGAGAGAGCATTGGATCGGTACGAAGGTTGCCCCACCTTCTACTACAAGAAGGAGATGGAGCTTCCCATCACCGGATGCCGATCCGGCCAAGTGCGTCAGCGCAAGGTGTTCGTTTACATTATGCACGAGGATCGGGAGCTTGGTGAACCGAGCAGTATGTACGTCAGCGTATGTGCCGAGGGGTATTACGATTTCGGCTTTGACCTTGCACCTTTGATTGAAGCCTACAACTACAGCAAAGCGGAGGAATGATTATGAAAGAACAGTACACGCACCCAACCGTCTGCCCCAAGTGCAGACAGACCTTTACCGAGCATCCCGCCCTTTCCCGGCTGGACAACAGCACCTTGATTTGTCCGGATTGCGGAACGAGGGAAGCCTTGGACACCTTGGGGATCGGAGCAGCGGAGCAGGACAAGATCCTGCAGACCATCCATCAGTGCAGAGAAAGTCAACAGTAGACAAAAATGAAAAAATCGTGCAGGAGGAATGAAAAAGTGCAAAGCAATACTAAAACCTACTACGCAAAAATCAGAAAGAAGCTAAAAGAAAAGGGGCTTGACGCTTCCCAAACCCTTACCGGTGATGGGCTGCTGAGAGTCTGGATCGGCATCCGGATACTGGGAGACATTGGCCCGCAAGGTGAGTTTTACTGTAACTCCGATGACTTAGCCGATCCCCAACGGAAAGCACAAATCGAAATGGTAATGCAGTGCATTGAAGAGGTTAACCGCAGCTGACCCTCTGAAGCACTTGCCTTGGAATGGAGCCGGTTGGCTCTGTTCCTCGTTACAGCCCTAATGGCTGTTTTTTTATTCCCCTGAAGGAGGTGACCGCATATAAGAAAACTGAAAAAGTACAAGCCAACCCGATTTATGGCGAAAGACTCTTACTATGATAAAGCTTCCGCTGACTATGCGGTCAATTTTATTCAGTGCCTGTGCCATACAAAAGGCACCTGGGCGCGAAAGCCTTTTGAACTGATTGATTGGCAGGAGCAGATCATCCGGGACATCTTTGGCACTTTGAAGCCAAACGGCTACCGGCAGTTCAATACAGCTTATATTGAAATACCAAAAAAGCAAGGCAAATCCGAGCTGGCGGCTGCGGTTGCCTTGCTTTTAACTTGTGGTGACAATGAGGAACGAGCTGAAGTATATGGCTGTGCCGCTGACCGCCAACAGGCATCTATCGTATTTAATGTGGCTGCTGATATGGTGCGTATGTGTCCGGCGCTTTCCAAGCGGGTCAAGATCCTGGACTCTCAAAAACGGCTCATCTATCAGCCTACCGGAAGCATCTACCAGGTGCTGTCTGCGGATGTGGGTAATAAGCACGGCTTCAATACCCACGGCGTTGTCTTTGACGAGCTGCACACCCAGCCCAACCGGAAGCTCTTTGATGTAATGACCAAAGGCTCCGGTGATGCCCGTATGCAACCGCTGTACTTTCTGATCACCACGGCCGGCAACGACACCAAGTCCATCTGCTATGAGGTGCATCAAAAAGCCAAGGACATCATCGAGGGCAGGAAAATTGACCACACCTTCTATCCTGTTATTTACGGTGCGGATGACACGGACGATTGGACAGACCCCAAGACGTGGAAGAAGGCAAACCCGTCCCTGGGCATTACGGTTGCAATTGATAAGGTCCGGGATGCCTGCGAGTCTGCAAAGCAGAACCCCGGCGAGGAGAATGCGTTTCGGCAACTCCGCTTGAACCAATGGGTGAAGCAGGCTGTCCGCTGGATGCCAATGGAAAGATGGGATAAGTGTGCCTTCGCTGTCAACGAGGATGGCTTGGAAGGGCGCGTTTGCTATGGTGGGCTTGACCTGTCCTCCACCACGGATATCACAGCGTTTGTGCTGGTGTTTCCGCCCGGGGACGAGGATGACAAATACACCATTTTGCCGTACTTCTGGATACCGGAGGACAATCTGGGTCTGCGAGTCAAACGAGATCACGTTCCATACGATGTTTGGGAGCGCCAAGGCTACCTCAAGACCACCGAGGGAAATGTGGTCCACTACGGCTTCATTGAGAAGTTCATTGAAAAGCTGGGTGAACGCTTCAACATCCGTGAGATTGCATTCGACCGATGGGGCGCTGTTCAGATGGTGCAGAACCTGGAAGGTATGGGTTTTACCGTGGTGCCTTTTGGACAAGGCTTTAAAGATATGTCTCCACCGACCAAGGAGCTGATGAAGCTGGTACTGGAAGAAAAACTGGCCCACGGCGGACACCCGGTTCTGCGTTGGATGATGGACAACATTTTTATTCGTACCGATCCAGCAGGCAATATCAAGCCAGACAAGGAAAAGTCCACAGAGAAGATTGACGGTGCCGTTGCCACCATTATGGCACTCGACCGTGCAATCCGATGTGGCAATGATAACAGTGCTTCGGTTTATGACAGCCGGGGCATTTTGTTTTTGTAAAGGATGATAGACCTATGATAGAAATCACAATCAACAAAGCAGATGCTGCCGCCTCCCAGTTGGAAACCTTGGTCTGCGGAATGGTGAATGTGGTGCAGATCCACTTCACCCTTTCGGAGCATTGGGAAGGACTCCATAAGACAGCAGTCTTTACCAACGGGCAGACCACCATCGATGTGCTGGAAAGCGAATGGCTGACAGCGGACACCTGCGTGTTGCCACCGGAGATGCTGGCTGTAGCTGGGAAAAAGATCAGCGTGGGTCTGCGAGGACAGGCTACTGGCGAAGATGGCGTCGACATACTGCCTTCCACGCTTTGCAGTTTGGGTGCAGTGAAGCCCGGACCTGCAGCACAGGCAGACACCGGCACTCAGCCGAGCCTTCCGGTATGGGGACAGCTTCAGGAGCAGGTCGCAGATCTGCGAGACAATGCCAAACTGTGCTACACCACCCTGGAAAAGCCTAAGACCGGAGAAGATGATTCAAGTGTGAGAGTCCGGATCAATCTGCGCGGCATTTCACGGCTGACCGGCAAGCTGGAGCTTCATGTATATGTGTGTATGCGCCACCGACATAGATCCTGCTACTGGCGGCACCCCAGCAACTGGGATGCGGAGCAGGGAGAAGGAATTGTCAAAATGGGCTACGGTGAAATTGCCGGGAAACCTTATGCCAACGGCGATGTTGCAATTTCTGATGTATACCCGGATGTTCCTGACTGGATGCCTAACGAGGGGTATTTGGAAACGGTCATCCCGATTTCCATAATGGCACGGCGGCGCGGTTATGTGCTGTTGGATCTTTCCAATTGGTTGCTCCCCTTGCTGAAGCCTGCAGAGGAGGATGCTTTTTCCTGGTCCCGCTGTGGTCTTATGGGCGTACAGGGTGACGGAACAGTTGCTCCCTTGCTGTTCCAGTTCCGGCTTGTGGAGGCGGGCAAACAGATTGGCACAGCGGAAAGTACTCTCGCAGTAGGTATACGTAGACAGCTTTCAGGGGAAGAGAAGTTCTTGACCCCGGACAATACCGTTAACAGCAGCGTGCTGTATCTGTCGATTCGATAAACTCTTGGGAGAAGCGATGTGGTTGCCTGTTTTTGCCCCCGCATCAATCGGCATCTGGTCATCTCTTCGTGGTGCGAGGTTCGTTGCTCCCAAGCAATATAAGAAAGTGAGTGTTTATGAGTGTTTTCTCCGGCATAAAAAAAGAACCCCACTTTCGCAAGTGAGGTTCTAATTTCATATGGATACAATTCCGGATTTGCAGGGGAACGCAGGATCGGCCTTGGTGAGGGCCAGCAAACGGCAAGCGGCACCGTCAGGATGGTTTCTGCCGGACTCCCATGCCTCTACCGTTTTTACGGACACACCGATAAAGCAGGCAAACTTCTTTTGAGTAAGCCCGGTGCTTTGACGGATGCTTCTGATTTCGCTCGACTCAAAAGTAGAAAGCGGTGCGATTTCCAGAGTGGTGGTTCTTGCTTTGAGCTTGCCCTGTTCGTATTCGATGGCTTGGGTCAAACCTGTTTTGATGTCATCAAAAATGCTACTCATAACTTACTCTCCTTCCAATTGTTTTTTCAGGATATCCATAAGCTGACGGAGTTCGTTTCGCTCCTCCTTGGTTAGGTTATCCTTCTCGTTCTTAGGATATGCAGTAATCAGATAAATTTTATCGTAGACTTCAAAATCTACATAGATCACTCGGGCACTGCCACTTTTGCCTCTGTCCTCAAAAGCAAAGCGCATTTTTCGGACACCGCCGGTGCCTTGCATAACAGGGCCGACCTTTGGATCCTCAAGTAATTCCCGTTGAAGTCTTGCTAAATCGTCGTCATTAAGACCCATTGCTTTCCAACGGGAACGGAAAATGGGCAATTCAATAAATATTCGCTTCATACAACATATCCTTTCTCTTTCTCACCCTTATAATACCCTATTTAATAGGGTATTGTCAATAGCTTTTTATATGTTTTCAAAAAGGAGTTTTCGCTATGGGTATTTTCTCTGGTTTGTTCCGAAGCCGGGACAAGCCTACAAACAGAACAGCCGGTAGTGCCTACAGTTTTTTTCTTGGTGGTAGCTCTTCCGGAAAGCCGGTGACGGAACGATCCGCTATGCAAATGACAGCGGTGCATTCCTGCGTCCGGATCTTGGCAGAGGCTATTGCCTGTTTGCCGTTGCATCTTTACCGATACACAGAAAACGGCGGCAAGGAGAAAGCTCTCGACCACCCACTGTATCGCATTCTGCACGATGAACCGAATCCAGAAATGAGTTCTTACATTTTTCGGGAGACCCTAATGACCCATCTGCTACTTTGGGGCAATGCCTATGCCCAGGTGATCCGCAACGGCAAGAATGAGGTCATTGCTCTGTATCCGCTGATGCCAAACCGTATGACAGTGGATAGAGACGACAAGGGTCAGCTGTATTACCAATACACAACCTCCCAGGAGGATGCTCCCACACTGCAAGGTGGTACCGTAACCCTTCGACCGGAAGATGTGCTGCATATCCCCGGTCTTGGCTTTGACGGCCTTGTGGGCTATAGCCCCATTGCCATGGCAAAGAACTCCATCGGCATGGCAATTGCCTGCGAGGAGTATGGTGCCAAGTTCTTTGCAAATGGTGCTGCCCCAGGTGGCGTGTTGGAACACCCCGGTACTATCAAAGACCCGCAGAGAGTCAGGGAAAGCTGGCAATCCACCTTCGGTGGTACCGGCAACGCCAACAAGATCGCAGTGTTGGAGGAGGGTATGAAATATACTCCCATTTCCATATCTCCAGAGCAGGCACAGTTCCTGGAGACCCGAAAATTCCAAATAAATGAAATTGCTCGAATTTTCCGAGTGCCGCCCCATATGGTGGGTGACCTGGAAAAGTCGAGCTTTTCTAATATCGAGCAACAGTCCCTGGAATTCGTGAAATACACCCTGGATCCCTGGGTGGTTCGCTGGGAGCAATCCATACAGCGGATTCTGCTGACTCCGGACGAGAAGCAGGAGTATTTCGTGAAGTTCAATTTGGAAGGTCTGCTCCGGGGCGATTACCAAAGCCGAATGAACGGCTACGCAATCGCTCGACAGAACGGCTGGATGTCCGCCAATGACATCCGGGAATTGGAGAATCAGGATCGTATCCCCACAGAACAGGGTGGCGACCTGTACCTCATTAACGGCAATATGCTCCCTATGGGCAATGCGGGAGCCTTTGCGAATATCACCCCAATAACTGAAGGAAAGGAGAACGAAACCGATGAAGAAGTTTTGGAAGTGGACAAATCTGGCGGAGACGGTGACGGAAGCGGAACAGACTCCGGCGGAGAGAACTCTGCATCTAAACGGCACAATCGCCGAGGAAAGCTGGTTTGATGATGATGTCACGCCCCAGCTGTTCAAGGAAGAGCTTATGGCTGACACCGGTGACATTATCGTATGGATCAATTCCCCCGGTGGTGACTGCGTTGCAGCTGCCCAAATCTACAATATGCTGATGGACTACCCCGGCAATGTAACTGTCAAGATTGATGGTATCGCAGCATCTGCGGCATCTGTCATTGCAATGGCAGGAACCAAGGTGCTGATGTCTCCCGTGTCTATGCTGATGATCCATAACCCCATGACGATTGCCTTTGGCGACTCTGCGGAAATGCAGAAGGCAATCGAGATGCTGGCAAGCGTGAAGGATTCCATCATCAATGCTTATGAAATCAAGACTGGCCTGTCCCGGGCAAAGCTGAGTCACCTTATGGACGCAGAGACCTGGATGGATGCCAATAAGGCTGTGGAGCTTGGTTTTGCGGATGGCATTCTGAAGCGTGATGCTGCGGATGCAGTTGAGCCTCCTATGGTCTCTATGCTGTATTCCGAAGCAAAGGTGGTCAACTCCCTCAAGGAGAAGCTGGCTGCCAAGTGCCGCATCGCACCCAAACCCACCGCAACCGAACCTACTGAACCCACACGTACACACAAAGCCGATGACCTTTTGGATCGGCTCAATCTCATCAAAAATTGGAGGTAATTTATTATGACTATTTCTGAACTGCGCGAGAAGCGCAATAAGGCATGGGAAGCCGCCAAGGCTTTCGTTGAAACAAAGCGGGATGCTGACGGTCTGATGTCCGCCGAGGATGCCGCTACCTACGCTCAGATGGAAAAGAAGGTGCAGGACTATAGCACCGAGATCGACCGTATGGAGCGCCAGGAGGCTATTGACCGCCAGATGAACGCCCCCACTTCCACCCCCATCACCACCAAGCCTTCCGCGGCAGCCCCCAAAGCTGATACTAAGACCGGCCGTGCAGCTGATACCTACAAGACTTCCTTCTGGAATCAGATGCGGAACAAGACCAGTGTCGAAGTTCGTAATGCTTTGAGTGTTGGTGTGGATGCTGACGGTGGCTACCTGGTGCCCGACACCTACGAAAAGAACCTGATCACCGCACTGAACGATGCGATGGTGGTTCGTAAGCTGGCACACACCTTTGTCACTTCCTGCGGTGTCCACAAGATCCCCGTTGTGACCTCTCATGGTACCGCCAACTGGGTGGAGGAAGCTGGTGAGATCCCCGAAACCACCGAGACCTTCGGCCAGCAGCACATTGGCGCTCACAAGCTGACTGCCCTCATCAAGATCTCCGAGGAGCTGCTCAACGACTCCGCATTTGATCTGGAGGGCTATTTCCAGAAGGAGTTCACCAAGCGTATCCTGAACGCCGAGGAGGTTGCCTTTATTACCGGCGATGGTAACGGCAAGCCTACCGGTCTGCTGGATGCTGATACCGGTGCCGAGGTCGGTGTGACCGCTGCTTCTGCTACCGAGATTACCGCTGATGACATCATCAATCTGTACTACAGCCTCCGCGCTCCTTACCGTAGCAAGGCAGTGTGGCTGCTGAACGACTCCACCATCAACGCCATTCGCCTACTGAAGGACAAAAACGGCCAGTACCTGTGGCAGCCCTCCCTCAAGGAAGGCACTCCCGATATGCTGTTGGGTCGTCCCGTTTACACTTCCACCGCATTCCCCACCATCGGTGCTGGTCAGAAGTCTGTTGCTTTCGGTGATTTGTCCTACTACTGGATCGGTGACCGTGAGGGCATCACTTTCCGCCGCCTGAACGAGCTGTACGCAGCCAAGGGTCAGGTCGGCTTCCTGGCTACCAAGCGTGTGGATGCCAAGCTGATCCTGCCCGAAGCAATCAAGGTCCTGCAAATGGCTACTGCCTAATAACAGGAGGTGGCGGTGATGAGTACCCTTCTGACAAAGGTCAAGCAAAACTTAATCCTGGAACACGAGGCTGACGATCCTCTGCTGGAGAGCTTTATCACTGCCGCCATTTCCTATGCGGAAAGCTATCAGCACATCCCGGAGGGTTACTATTCCGAGAATGCGATGCCGGCCACCACAGAGCAAGCCATTATTATGCTGTCGTCCCACTTTTATGAAAGCCGGGACGGCAGCACCGGTGGCTTCTTTGCAGACAATGTCCAAGCCGGACAACAGGTGTGGAACACCGTAAATATGCTGCTCCGGCTGGATCGAAACTGGAAGGTGTAGCTATGAGTTTTGGGAATATGAATACCTTTATCGACATCGTGGTTCTGAAAAAGAGCAAGGATGAGGAAGGCTTCGCAACCACGGCTTATGATGCGGTTGCATCGGTACGGGCATACCGGGAAGGACGGCACGGTTCCCAAAGATGGGCAAACCTTTCCGCCTTTTCCGAAGCAACGGATCTGTTTCGTTTCCGTTCCATCCCAGGGGTAACCGTTACCACCGACCACGTTATTATGACGGGCGGTGAGACTTTTGATATTACCTCTGTGGAAAATGTGAAAGGTCGCGGGATGTATACGGAGGTGCTGGCAAAGAAGGTGGTGTCTACCAGTGGCAAAAGTTGATATCAAGATGCCGGAGGAGTTTTTGGATCGTATGTCCAAGCTGGGCAGTAATTTTGATGCCATTGCAGAAGCCGTCCTGGAAGCCGGCGGCGAGGTGGTACTTGCCCGTACCAAAAGCAACCTCTCCTCGGTGGTGGGAGCCGGCACCAAATATGACTCTCGTTCCACCGGCGAACTGGAGGGTGCTCTCGGCCTCACACCGGCAAAGGTTGATCGGGACGGCAACCACAACATCAAGTTGGGTTTTGCCGAGCCTCGCCGGGACGGCGGCAGCAATGCCAAAATTGCCAACATCCTGGAATACGGAAAGCACGGACAGCCTGCAAAACCTTTTTTGAAGCCTTCCAAGAGCGCTTCCAAATCAGCCTGCAGAAATGCAATGGTGAAAAAATTGGAAGAGGAGATTGGTAAACTATGAGTATTTTGGCTGATGTCCAGACCGCCCTTTCCGGGGTGGGTATCCCTATGGAAACTGGTGTATTTACGGATAAAGCGCCTGCAAAGTATATCGTGGTGGTACCGATTGTGGACACCTTTGAAATCTACGCGGATAACGCTCCCGGTGCAGAGGTGCAGGAAGCACGCATTTCTCTGTACTGCCAAGGTAGCTACACGAAGGAAAAAAATGCCATTGTGAAGGCACTTTTGGCAGCGGATCTCACAATAACTGACCGCAGATACATCGGTTATGAAACCGAAACCGGCTACTTCCACTATGTGGTGGATGTGGCACAATGCTATGAATTGGAGGAATAATCAATGGCTACGATTGGTCTTGATAAACTGTATTATGCCAAGATTACCGAGGATGAGGAAGGTAACGAAACCTACGCCACCCCGGTGCAACTGGCGAAAGCAATGACCGCAGATCTGTCTGTGGAGCTTGCTGAAGCAACCCTGTACGCAGACGATGGTGCTGCGGAAATCGTGAAGGAGTTTAAGTCCGGCACCCTGTCCTTGGGTGTGGATGACATTGGGGGCGGTGTCGCATCCGATCTTACCGGCGCAACCATTGATGCCAATGGCGTCGTGGTGGCCACCGCTGAAGATGGTGGCACTCCCGTTGCGGTTGGATTCCGTGCCAAGAAGTCCAACGGCAAATATAAGTATTTTTGGCTGTACCGTGTGGTGTTCGGTATCCCCGCAACCGCTCTTGCTACCAAGGGTGACAGCATCACCTTTAACACTCCCACCATCGAAGGTACGATCCTTCGCCGGAACAAGGTAGATGCTTTGAACAAGCATCCCTGGAAGGTGGAGGCTACCGAGGGCGATGCCGCTGTTACCAACGGTATCATTGCCAACTGGTATAAGCAGGTGTACGAGCCGAGCTATGCCGCACAGACCACGGAATAAGGAGGGCTAACAAATGAATAATCGCACTTCAACAATTCTCATTGGTGGTGAGGAATACACCTTGCTGCTGACCACCAAGGCTACCAAGGAAATCGCCGGTCGTTACGGCGGCTTGGAGAACTTGGGAGACAAGCTGATGAAATCGGAGAACTTTGAGATGGCGCTCGGTGAGCTTGTTTGGCTCATCACCTTGCTTGCCAATCAGCCGATCCTGATTCACAACATCAAGCACCGGGACGATCCCCGGGAGCTGCTGACCGAGGACCTGGTGGAGCTGCTGACGGCTCCGGCAGACTTGGCTACCTACAAGGCAGCAATCACCGACGCTTTGTACAAGGGCACCAAGCGGAATATCGAAAGTGAGGCGGACACAAAAAACGCGGCAGTCGAGTAAGTGACGAGGAGTTATTTACTCGACTTTTATATTACGGGTTAGCCCACCTCCATCTGTCCCAGGATGAGGTGGATCTTATGTGCTTCGGCCTTCTTTTAGATCTGTGGGAATGTCATAAGCAGTATTCCGGCATCTGCAAACCGAAACGGGAACGCTTCATTGACGATATCATCCCGGACGGAATCTAGCAAAGGAGGTGGTGTAAATGGCAGATGAATTTGGCTTAAAAATCGGTCTTGAGGGTGAGAAGGAATTTAAGAAATCCATAGCGGAAATCAATCAGGAATTCAAAGTCCTCGGCTCGGAAATGAAGCTGGTCACCGCCCAGTTCGACAAGAACGACAACTCCGTAGAAGCATTGACAGCTCGGCAGGAAGCCTTGGGCAGACAAGTGGATGCACAGAAGCAGAAGGTGGAAACTCTCCGTGCTGCTCTTGCTAATGCCCAGGAGTCCTTCGGAGAAAATGACCGCAGAACCCAGTCCTGGCAGATTCAGCTGAATAATGCGGAAGCCGCTTTGCTGGATATGGAGCGCCAACTGAAGGATACGACCACCGCATTGGATCACGCCGGCGATGAGATGGATGACACCGGTGACGAAGCTGATGATATGGCAGATCAGATTGATGAAGCCGAGGAAGAAGCGGACGAAGCCGGTAAAGGATTTCAAGTTCTGGGGGATATCTGTAAAACTGCCGGTGCGGCAATGACAGCGGCTTTTGCTGCTGTTTCAGCTGCCGCGATTGCCGGTGCAAAGGCACTGGTGGAAATGACCACTGCCGGTGCCGCTTATGCGGATACAGTGCTGACAGAGTCCACGGTTACCGGCATTGCGACCGATAAACTGCAGGAGTACATGTACGCAGCAGAGCTGGTTGATGTGTCCAC